TAGACAAATCTGTTGATTTATAGACGAATTTGTCTATTTAGGTTTTTATGAACCTTGAGAACTTCCGAAAAAAGCAAAAATTCACTTACAAAGGTTTAGCTAAATTTTTAGAGATTGAAGGAGTGTCAATAGCAACGACTGCTCTACGATGGTGCAAAGGAGAGAGAATACCTAGAGCCGAGCAAATGAAAAAAATTTTTAGATTAACTAAAGGCAAAGTTACTCCTGGAGATTTCTATGAAGGAAAATAATTATCCTTATAGAATAATTTATAGAGTTGATTGGATTGATATAGTCTCTTGTAGTGAGTGGCTGCCTTATGATGATGCCGGAGACGAAGAGCCTGTTGCTTGTGTATCTTTTGGTTTCATTGCTTATAAAGATAAAAATAAATTAGTTATCTCTAGCGAATATTCCATTAAAGAAAAAAGTTTTGAAATTGGAAACAAAACAACAATTCCAATTGATAACATTCTTAGTATTAAGAAAATTTGGGAAGAGAAAATTGTCTAGAGATAATTATTTTAATAAAGGGGACGCTTTCAGCGAATTCCACAGAGCAAGAAAAGAAAAAATTGCTTACATTGATATTGATATGCCTACCCCGGTTTGTAAGAATTGTTACGAGCCTTTATGTTTATTTGAAACTGTTTTTGACAAGGGACAAACCTACAAGAATACTACATTCATTCAGAAACTTGCAAGAAAAAGTCAGCTACCTGCATTTTTAGTTTTCTACAAAGTTAAAGCAGATAACGAAACAATTGATTATTTTAGAATTACGCAGCTGCAACCCGAGAAAACGGATGAGCATTTATTAACACCTGAAGTTTTTATTAAATTTTTAGTTCTGCTGCAGGAAGAGCATAGGAGAAATTGTGAGAAGGAATGAACACAACAATTTTAATTATTTGGTTAGTTACTGGTTCCGCAGTTAGTATTAAAAAGCTGCCAGGCGTGGGATGCCATGAAGCTTTTGACAGATTAACTTATTCTAAGAACTTTAAAAATCAACGAGGAGAAAAGCGCATTGGTACTTTTTATCATGGTACCGAAGTTTTAGCTTATCGCTGCATATGATTGAACTTATTAAAAGTATGAGCAGTTTAGATTTTGCAATGTTAATTGCTTGCGGTTTGTCTGTTTGGTGTATGTGGGGTTTATTTAAATGAGTTTCTTTATTGGCGACATAGATATTTTAGAGGATGAACGACTAACTCCTAATGATAAGTTGGTTTATTTTGCTTTAGCTTGCTACATGAACAGAGCCACCGGTACTTGCTTTCCGCGTATGGCTACAATCGCAAAACGTGTAGGAATTTCCAGATGCGCAGTAAGTCGTGCAATTACCCACCTGCAAAGCCTAAAAATCATTAGTAAAAAACGCCTAGCCTCTACAAATGAGTATTGTCTGGAGCGTCAAAATTTACTATTAAAATCAAATAGAATTAGAGAGATGTCGCTAAAAGCTACAACTGATGTAGCTAATAGCTCCATATTAATAAAACCAAATATATATAATCAAAATAGCGGGTATAAAAAATATAACAATTACAAAGACGCTAATTATTCAAATAGGGGGGGTCTGATAGACTCTGTAAATATAACTATCAAATATAACAACAAAGATTTGAAGTTAATTGGTACAGAAGGTTTAGAAGAATTTTACAAAGACAAGGAAGGCAAGCACTACCGAAAAAATAAGCTTAATAATAACATAGTTGAGATCACAGAGCATAGAAGGAAAAAAGATGCGATTTGATTTTGATTATACTTGGAAGCTGATTAATATATTTGAGTTTGCTGCACGCGCTGATCGTTTGATGCCTGGACCCAAAAAACCCTCTTCTCCTTCAATGTATAAAATTTTGGATGTCATACACGACAAATCAGATCATGGACTTTATAGAGCAGGCGTTATTCGTTTAAAGGCTAGTGGTAAAATGATTGAGTGTTTTGAATTAGCTATAGATTTACTGTTAATACTTACAACTGAACAGCGACAAATAATATGGTCAAGAGCAAATAACTACTCTTATAGTGAAATTGGTAAGATGCTTGGAGTTGAACGCCGAAAAGTTAAAAGGCTTTATCTTGATGCTTTATTTGATTGTGAAGCAAAAGTTAAAAAGAATAAAGATTTGCTTGCCAAAGTTGACAAAATTCACTAGGCAAATCAAATATAATTGTTTTGTAGTATGCCTGGACATAATAAACAGTTACAGCAATGCGAAAGTATAGCACGCAGCACCAAAGTAAGATGTAAAGCCAAAGGGTGGCTTAAAAAAAATTCAAATAAATATAGATGCAAAAATCATGGTGGACTTTGCAAGGGTCAAGTTACTTTGCAAGGTAAGATTAAAGCATTAAAAAATTTAGTAAACTTTAAAAATAAAACAGACTTAGAGATTGAGAATTATGTTAGACAAAGAATTGGAAATAATTGAAAAGTTAGAGAACGGGGAGACATTAACTAGAATAGCAAAAGAAAAAGGTTTCCCATCGCTCTCACAAATTTATAAATGTATGCGTTCTGATGACGCTTTACATAGAAGAATTACAAAGGCTAGAGAAGTAGGCAGCTATTCGCATCTTGATAAAATTCAAGATATGTTATCAGAGCCTCAGGACCCTAAATACTTTCAACAACAGAGAGAGGCTGCTCATCATGCAAGATGGTTAGCATCTAAATTATTAAGCAATACTTTTGGCGATAAAGTTAAATCAGAAATTAAACAAGATCAAAAAATAACTATTTCTTGGAAGTCTAACAAGAAGCCAGAGATAGAAGATAAAGCTGTAGAAACCTCATTATTAGCTGAGTCAAAATAGCGCGTATCTTTTCTGTTAATACTTGTTGACAGATTGGCATACGCTATGTTATTAATAATTATCAACTTAACAAAGGAGATAATTAAATGAGACTAACAAAATGTGAAAGCTGCGAAAACTTAGGTGCAGTAGTTTCTAACGACCCTCAAGGTAATTTAGAAATTCAAAGATGTGATGATTGTAAATTTTTTAAAAGCGATCAAGCTGCAAGAAAAGTTTTTACTCAAGAAAAATTAACAAAAGCAGTTAAAAAATTTGTATCTGCGGGAAAGTTACCAAATCTTGGTAGACTTCAACCAAAAGTAAGACTTCCAGAAGAAATGGGGGTTAATTAATGACAAGACTTCCAAATAAATACCTTCCAGACTTTACTACAAAAAAAGTAGATATGTTAACAGCTGCTAAAATGTTTAAAGCAGCGATTGACAAAATTTGTGAGGCATCTGGGATGCAGCCATCTTATGAAACTAACATGGCAACTGCTGAAGATTACGGCTACGGCGACGATAAAACAATCGTTGTTAACTTTGAGGCTGGTCCCTTTGATTGGGGAGTAAGTTACTCAATGGGTTCAAATCCGAAAAGTTATGACCCAGGTAACAATATACAAGATTGGTACCTTGAATGTTATTATGGGTTTGATGTTATGTTTGTCTCAACTTTAGACAACGCACCAAGTTTCAAAAGCATTAAAATAGCTGATGCTCCCGAAAAAGATATGAGACCAAAAATGGATATTGTTATCCAGGAAGGAGTAGCTGCTTAATGAGTAAAATTTATAACAAGTATCTTCCAGAATACTTAAAAACTAAAAAGAATGTTTGGATTAATACTGCTGATTTAGCAACTGCAATTATTGAAGGATGTAAAAAACTTTATCCTCAATATACGTTTGCAAAATCATCAAGTAACTTTGCCGGCGGTTCTTCAGTAGATATATATTTACAAACAGGATGGGAAACTATCTCAAAAGAAGATAGCAAAGAAATAAGCAGATTTATAAATCAATATTCTGGAGCAGGTTTTGATGGAATGGTTGATTATAAATTTTATAAAAATATTTGGTTAACTCCAGAAGGATTAGTTGAACAAGCATCAAGTAAAGGTTCAGCTTGTACTGGTGGATGTTATGAGGCTTACTCTTACGAGCCAACAAATCCTAATTCAATATTAATTAGTTCTGGAGCATGGGTTAGCTTTTCTTCTGAACCTAAGTGGGGAACTAAACCTTACGATGCTTACAGAGAATATTGCAATAAAAAATATAACCAACAGGAGGCAGCATGAAAAACAAAAAAACAAAAACTGTTTCAAGAATAGAACTTGGTTCTATTTCTTATGGAGATAGTACAGCGGCTCAAAAGAATAAGTTTTCAACACTTGAAAAAATTGGTTTTAAAAAAATACCAAGTGATGATGGTTTTGTAATGTACGAATTAACACCATCAAGACTTAAACAACAAAAGGAGACAGCTTAATGCTTAAAAAATTTATAGAAGGCTTTGCTTTCTCCTTTACTTTAACTGCAGGCGTAACATTAATCTTAATCCTGGGGGTGCTATGAATAACGATAAGAACAATACCAAAAGCTTTGGAAGGCATCTTGAGCCTTTAAAGCCAGAGACTAAAACGTTTGAACAAGAGGTTAAGGAATACTTAGAAGAGCAGCTTGGTCAAGAAATTGAAAACCTAAAAGTTTATAAAAGCTATAACTAAGAAAACCAAAGACAAAAAGAAAAAGATTACTAAAAAGAAAAATGCCAGATTGTTTCAAATACGCTGAATACTATCACGAACCTTTACTAAAAAAATTTGGTTTACCTTCTGAACAGACTAGAAAAGTTGTATGTAATTCATTGAACGTACAGAGTTCCGCGCGCGTGTCATGGGTTTCGGCTGCATTTAATTTGTTTAAACACACAACAAACACACAATACATTAAATAAACGTTGCTATTATTAACGTGCCTATAGGTATCATACCTACAAGCATAAATTAAAGCTGCCTTTTTGATTTTGCCTGGCTGTTTTTAAGAAAATTTTGGGGGGTGTACCCAAAAAACAACGCGCAACTTCTACTACATATATATTGGGACTACCACCCACACAGACACACACAGACATTATGAAAAACAAAATAATAGAAGTTGAAAATAAATTACAGTCGCTGGTCTTTATAGACGAAGAGACTAACGCAATAGTAATTCATGTATATGGATTTAGTGAGAGAGAGATCGCATTAGATTTTGCAGCTAAGATGTTAAAAAATGCTGGAGTTAATTATACCCCGCTACAAGATTTATTTAATTTACCACAGACCCTTAACTAATGTTTAATATAGAGCCAGTAAAGAATACTACTATAGAGCTGGATTATGACCCAAGACCGCAACAAGAATTGTTGCATGACAAATTAGAAAAGCACAGATTTGCGGTTCTAAATTGCCATCGCAGATTTGGTAAAACAGTTGCAATCTTAAATCATCTTATAAGATCAGCGCTAAACCACCCGCTGCCAAACCCAAGATTTGCGTATATAGCGCCAACTTATAAGCAAGCGAAGAACGTAGCCTGGGATTATATTAAACAATTTACCGCTTCAATTCCTGGAGTTAAATATAACGAAACGGAATTAAGATGTGATCTACCGAATGGTTCAAGAATAACTTTATTATCTTCGGAAAACCCCGATAGTTTACGAGGAATATTTTTAGATGGTGTTTGTATAGATGAGGCAGCTCAAATAGCTCCTAAGCTATGGAATGAAATTATAAGACCCGCTTTATCAGACAGAAAAGGATTTTGTTATTTTATCGGTACTCCTGCCGGTATGAATAATTTTTTTTACGATATTTACCAATACGCTTTAAAAGACCCAGAGTGGTTAACATTTACAGCTCCAGTTAGCGAAACAAAGCTAATTGATGAAAAAGAATTGCAAGCTGCTAAAGACCAAATGGGAGAGGCAAAGTATAAGCAAGAATTTGAATGTGATTGGATTGCAAATATAGAAGGTTCTATTTATGGAAATTTAATTGCAGATTCAGAAAAAAATAATAGATTAACTAAGATTGAATACGACCCGGCACTTCCAGTAGATACCGCATGGGATTTGGGTCATGCTGATAGTACCGCTATTATATTTTTTCAAAAGCTTGGCAATACAATTAGAATTATAGATTACTACGAAAACAATCGTGAAGGCTTACCGCACTACATTAGTCTGTTAAATAAAAAAGATTATGTTTACGGAAAACATTATGCGCCACACGATATAGAGGTTACAGAATTTTCTACAGGTAAGACAAGAAGGGAAGTAGCATATCAACTTGGTGTAAATTTTAAAATTTTACCAAAGCTACCTATTGAAGATGGAATACACGCCGCGAAAATGTTACTACCGCGTTGTTACTTTAGTTTAGATACTACTAGACCATTAATAGACGCTCTTCGTCATTATCATAGAAGATACAATGAGAAGATGAAAATGTATCATGAGAAACCAATTCATGATTGGAGTTCACACGCTTGTGATGCTTTTCGTTATTTAGCGATTGCAATTGAAGAGTTGCCATCAAATACAAACTTAAACAAATTATTCCCGAAAACAGATTCGGAATATTCAATACATGGAAGATAAATTATGGGTTTTTTAATGCCAAAAATGCCAGCGATGCCGGCACCACCAATAGCTCCTGCTGCGCCGCCTGCTTATGATGATAAAGAAAAAGCAGCGGAAGTAAAAAGAAAACTGGATGCAATTGAACGAAACAGAATGGGAAGAGAAAGTACAATATTAACTACTTATCAGGGATTAGACAATGAAGGTTTAAATTCTGAAAAGAAAACTTTGTTAGGAGCTTAGTATGGGTGGAGTTATATCAGCACCAATTAGAGCAGTTACGTCAGCGTTAAGTAAACCAACTACTGCGCCGTCGCCAATAATTACGCCTACAAAAGCAGAAGTATCACAATCGCAAGCTGCAGCTGCTTCCGCTTTAGATTCTAAAAGACTTGTTAACGAACAGGGTAGAAGTTCAACAATACTTACAGGCTCACTTGGAGTAACAGATACGGCTGATATTAAAAAAACATTACTAGGAAGTTAAAATGCCAATAAACAAAAAAGCAAAAGATATTTTAGATAGATATGGTTCATTAAGAACTCAAAGACAAACTTGGGAGTCGCATTGGCAAGAAGTTGCAGATTATATGCTTCCTAGAAAAGCAGATATTACTAAATCAAGAAGTCAGGGAGATAAGAGAACCGAATTAATTTTTGATGGTACAGCAACTCATTCTTTAGAATTGTTAGCAGCATCACTTCATGGAATGTTAACTTCAACTTCATCGCCATGGTTTTATTTAAAATTTAAAGATGATGAAGTTAATAGTGATGATGATGCAGTACAATGGTTAGAAAAATGTACTGGCTCAATGTATCAAGCTTTTAACCGATCAAATTTTCAACAAGAAATATTTGAATTATATCATGATCTAATTGCTTTTGGTACCGCAGCATTATTTATATCTGAAGATAACGAAAACGATTTAAGATTTAAAAATATTCATATTTCAGAAATATTTATTACTGAAAGCGAAACTGGAATTGTTGACAGCTTAACTAGAAAATTTAAATTAAAAGCAAGAAACATAACAAGCATGTTTCCTAAAGCACAGCTTCCTAATGAATTAAAAAAATTAATTGAAAATTCTCCACAAGATGATGTTTCAATTATTCATAGTGTTTATCCTAATACAGAATATGCAGAACCAGGTTCATCTAAAAGATTTATTTCTTGTTATGTTCATGAAGCTTCAGGAGCATTGTTATCTGAAAAAGGATTTGCAGAATTTCCTTATGCAGTTCCAAGATATTTAAAATCTTCAAACGAAATTTACGGAAGAAGTCCAGCAATGAACGCATTGCCAGATGTTAAAATGTTAAACACAATGTGTAAGACTTCTATTCGTGCAGCTCAAAAACAAATAGACCCACCTTTAATGGTTCCAGATGATGGCTTCTTAATGCCTATTAGAACTGTTCCAGGCGGTTTAAATTATTATAGATCAGGAACAAGAGACAGAATTGAACCTTTAAACATTGGAGCTAACAATCCAGTTGGTAACCAAATGGAAGAACAAAGAAGAAAACAAGTTAGAGAAAACTTTTTTGTAGATCAGTTAATTACTTCTCAGGGTCAAACAATGACTGCAACAGAAGTTGTGCAGCGTAATGAAGAAAAAATGAGAATACTTGGTCCAGTTCTTGGCAGATTACAGTCTGAATTATTACAGCCACTTATTACTCGTTGCTTTAATATTTTAATGAGAAATAAAAAATTTCCAGAAATGCCTGCGATGTTAGGTAATACAAATATTGAAATTGAATATGTATCTCCATTAGCTAAAGCTCAAAAAACTGGAGAGCTGCAAGCATTAATGAGAGGCTTTGAAATATTTGGAAGTTTACAAAACGTTGCTCCTGTATTTGATTATTTAGATACAGACGCTGTAGTTACTTACATTAAAGACGTTTTAGGTTTCCCTGCAAAGATTTTGAAAACGAAGTCGCAAGTAGGAGCAATAAGAAAACAAAGACAAGCTGAACAGCAACAACAGATGCAATTACAACAAATGCAACAAGTTGCTCAAGCAGCTGGTCAAGCCGCTCCCGCTGCAAAAGTTTTAATGAATGAATAAAGAAATAAACGACAATATAAAAATATTTCAACGAGTTTTTAAATCCCCAGACGGCGAAAAAGTTTTGGAAGATTTAGAAAAGAGATGCAATGTTTTCACGACTTCTTTTAGTAACGACAGTCATGAAACTGCATTTAGAGAGGGACAACGTAGTGTTGTTCTTTTCATTAAATCAACACTCAAAAAACAACCAAAGGAGTAAATAAATGAGTAGTGAAATACAGGCAACACAAACGGAACAGCAAACGATTGTGTCTGAAGTACCTACAACTAATGCTGCGACAACAACATCAACTTCAGTAGACTGGAGATCAGGTTTACCAGAAGAATTAAAATCAGAAAAATCTTTATCTAGTATTACAGATATTGCTGGTTTAGCAAAAAGTTATGTTCATGCACAAAAATTAATTGGCGCTGATAAAATTCCAGTTCCAAATAAACATGCAACTGAAGATGACTGGAACGCAGTATATGAAAAACTTGGTAGACCAAAATCAGCCGAAGAATATAAATTAAATGTTCCTGATAATATTAAGTCAGATGAAACAGGTATTAAAAACTTTTCATCTACAGCTCATAAATTAGGATTACTTCCTAGACAGGCAGAAGGTATTTTAAAATACTATTCAGATTTATCTGCAGCCGCTATGAATGATGCTAATACTAAAGCAATGACTGGTAGAAAAGGTGCAGAAGAAAACCTTAAACAAGAATGGGGTGCTGCATATAATCAAAAATTAGAAGCTGCTGGCAAAGTATTTAAAGAATACGTTGGTGCAGATTATCAAAATCTAATTTTACAAGATGGAACAAAACTTGGAGATAACCCAGCAATTGCTAAAGCGTTTGCTAAAATAGCCGAGTCTTTAGGAGAAGATAAGTTAGTGTCTAATACTGGACCAAACTATATGACTCCAAATGAAATTCAAAAACAACTTAATGAAATAACAGCTCCAGGAACTGCTTATCATAATAAGTATCATCCAAATCATGATGCTGCTGTTCAAGAGGCTTTTCAATTAAGAGAAATGCTACATCCTAATAAAATAAAGGCTAAAGCATAATAAAGAATTTACTTGATAAAGTTTAATAACTTTATTAAGCGAATAAAATTCGGATAATCGTAAGACCCGATTGGCGCTTTGGAAAGACAAAGCAACGAGAGTTGTAAAATCAAGGATTGCGACCCTTACAGGATAATCGTTCCGCATATCACAAAAAATAAACAAACAACTAATGGAGACAAATAAATGTCAACTCAAATAACTACAGCTTTCGTTGAGCAGTATTCTGCCAACGTAACTATGTTAGCACAACAAATGGGTTCCGTACTTCGTTCAGCTGTTGATGTGGAAACAATTAAAGGAAAAAATGCTTTTTTTGACCAAATCGGTAGCGTAACAGCGCAAGTAAGAAGCTCTCGTCATGGTTCAACACCTCAATTAGACACGCCTCACTCAAGAAGAAGAGTAAGCTTGGCTGATTATGAGTGGGCTGATCTCATTGATGATTTAGATAAAGTAAGAATGTTAATTGACCCAACTTCTGCCTATGCAAAAGCTGCTGCTGCTGCAATGGGAAGAGCTATGGACGATGTTATCATTACTGCTTTAGGTGGTTCAGCAGACACAGGCGTTGCCGGTGGTACAGCTGTTGCACTTCCTTCTTCACAAAAAGTATCTACTTCTGCTCAAGCAGATGGTTCTGGTTTAACAATTGCTAAATTAAGATCAGCTAAGTTTATCTTAGATAGCAACGATGTTGACCCATCAACACCTAGATACATTGTAGTTAGTCCAAAACAAATTCAAGATTTGTTAGCGACTACAGAAGTAACTTCAAGCGATTTCAACACAGTTAAAGCTTTAGCAACTGGTACTTTAGATTCTTTCTTAGGATTTAAATTCTTAGTTTCTAACAGATTAGCATTAGCTAATACTGATGACAGACTTGTGTACGCTTTCTCTGCTGATGCTATTAAATTAGCAATCGGTAAAGATGTTACAGCGAGAATAGATGAGAGAGCAGACAAATCGTATGCTACTCAAGTTTACTACTCAATGGCAATTGGAGCTACAAGAATGGAAGAAAAAAAGGTAGTTGAAATACCTTGCGACGAATAATCATTCGTTAATTCTTTAGGGGTGGGGGAGCAATCCCCCATCTTTTAAAATGAAAACAATAAAAGAAATTGAGTCTGTAATACATTTTCAAAAAGGAGATTATATTTACAGATACATATTAGTAGACAGATTTAAACATACACAAAACGCTCATCATGGTTTTGATAAAAAACTAGAAATGACTGAAGCAGAAATTTTTGAAAACTTAAAACCAAGAACTTTAAAAAGAAAATATATTTATAAACCGGAGAAATAACTAATGGCATCAATAGTAGAAATTTGTAACTCAGCTTTAAACCAATTAGGAGCTAGTACAATTTTATCTTTAACTGAAAATTCTAAAAACGGAAGAATTTGTAATTCAAGATATGATACAGTAAAAGACGCTGTATTAAGATCTCATCCATGGAATTGCGCAACTAAAAGACAAATCTTAGCTCAAGACACAGATACTCCAGCATGGGGATTTGTTTATCAATACACTTTACCTTCAGACTGTTTAAGAGTTTTAGCAATTGAAAATTATGACAGCGATTACAAAATAGAAGGAAGAAAAATTTTATCTAACGATTCTGAAATTAGTTTAATTTATATTTCAGCAATCTCCGACCCAAATGAAATGGATGTTTTATTAAGAGAAGTTATTGGTTCAGCTTTAGCTGCTGATATTGCTTATGCAGTTACAGCTAACGCATCAATTTCACGTCAGATGGAAGAACGTTATTTACTTAAATTAAAAGACGCAAGACACGCAGATGCTAGCGAAGGTTATAATACAGACCCTACACTAGGAAACGTAGATCAAATTCTTGCAGAAGATTACTTAAACAGTAGGTTTTAAATGGCTAAAGCATTATTAGCTGTTCCTAGTTTTACTGCTGGAGAATTATCTCCACGCATGGAAGGTAGAACAGATTTTCAAAAATATTATTCTGCAGGAACAATTATTGAAAATTTTGTTGTTCAGCCTCATGGTCCAGTAACTAGACGACCAGGAACATATTTTGTTAAAGAAGTAAAAGACAGTACAAAAAAAACTAGATTAATACCTTTTACTTTTTCTACAACACAAACTTACATTTTAGAATTTGGCAATCAATATATTCGTTTTTATAAAGATAAGGGTCAAATTCAATCTGGCGGTTCTGCATACGAAATTGCAACTCCATATTTAGAAGCAGAATTATTTGATATTAAATTTGCTCAATCAGCAGACGTTATGTACGTTTGTCATAAAAATTATCCTGTAAAAAAATTATCAAGAACCGGTCATACAGCTTGGACTTTAACAAATGTTAATTTCACTAAAGGTCCCTACATGGCTGAAAATTTAACAACGACTACAATTACAGCCTCTGGAACAACTGGCAGCATAACATTAACTTCAAGCGCAGCTATATTTGCAAGCACAGATGTTGATAGACTAATTAAATTAAATGGTGGTCATGCAAAAATTACAAACTTTACAAATACAACAACTGTTACTGCTACAACAACTGTTAATCTTACAGCAACTACAGCAACAACCGCTTGGTCTTTAGGATATTTTACAAGTGTAAATGGTTATCCATCTACAGTTTCATTTTTTGAACAACGTTTAGTATTTGGCGGTTCAACTTTATTTCCTCAAACACTTTGGTTTTCTAAATCTGGAGATTATGAAAATTTTGAAAGTGGAACTGATGATGATGATGCAATGACTTATACAATTGCATCAAACCAAGTTAATGCAATTACTTCTTTAAAAGCAACACGAACATTAATTGTAACTACAACAGGTGGAGAATTTACAGTAACTTCTGGAGCTACCCAAGATGCGGTAACTCCAACAAATTTAAATATTCGTAAGCAATCAAATTATGGAGCTGCTTATGTTGATGCTCTATCAATTGGTAACCAAACTTTATTTTTACAAAGAGCAAAAAGAAAAATTAGAGAACTTGCATATAATTTTGATTCTGATGGTTATTTAGCGCCGGACCTATGTATTTTATCTGAGCATATTACTAATAGCGGTATTGTTGCTATGGATTACCAACAAGAACCTTTCAGTATTGTTTGGTGCGTAAGAACAGACGGAGTTTTAGTTGGAATGACTTACAACAGAACTCAAGATGTTGTTGCTTGGCATAGACAAATATTTGGTGGTTCATTTAATGGTGGTAATGCAGTTTGTGAAAGTGTTTCAGTAATTGATGGAGTAGCAGGAGAAGATGAAGTTTGGTTAATTATTAAACGTACAATTAACGGAACTACAAAAAGATATATAGAATATTTAACTGATTATGATTTTAATAGTAACTTAACGCAGTTTCATTTTCTTGATAGCGGTCTTTCTTATTCAGGTGCAGCAACAAGTACATTAACAGGTTTGAATCATTTAGAGGGTCAAACTGTTTCATTAATTGTAAATGGAGCAACTCATCCAACAAGAACTGTAACAGGCGGTTCTATTTCATTAGAGAGAGAAGCTACAACTGCAAAAGTTGGTTTAAATTATGTGTCAACACTTCAAACAATGAGATTAGATGAAGGATATAAAGGAACAGATCAAACTAAAACAAAAAGAATTTTTGACGTTACTGTAAGATTTTACGAAACAGTAGGAGCTAAGATTGGTCCAAACGCCAATACATTAGATGAGATACCATTTAGAGATAGTTCTGCTCCAATGAGTAGTCCAGTTCCATTATTTACAGGAGATAAAGAATTAGAATTTCCTGCTGATTATGGTTCTGATGGATTTGTAATGGTTAAACAAGAACAGCCTTTGCCAATGACTATACTTGCAATTTATCCAAGATTAGAAACGTGGAATGATTAATATTATTCCTTTTAAATCAGCTCATGCTGAATACATTTTATCACAAGAGTTAAACGATAAAAAATTAGAGTTAGCGCCACAACATAAAAAATACGCAATGTATTTAGAATATGAAAATGCTTCCTTTACAGCAATTGTAAATGGTAAGCCAATTGCGGCAGGCGGAATATTTGTTCTTTGGGATAATGTTGCTGAAGGATGGGTTTTAGCAACAAGTGAAATTTGGAATTACAAATTAACAATGGCTAAAATTTTTAAAAAAAGAACAGACGTATTAGTAAAAGAAAATAAAATTAAAAGACTGCAAACAGCAGTTAAGGCAGATTTTGAACTAGGTCATAAATTTGCACAATTTTTAGGATTAGAAAAAGAGGGATTAATGAAACATTATGGTCCCGATGGTTCTGATTACATTAGATATGCGAGGATAATGAAATGAGTTTTGTAGGAGATTTATTAGGCGGACAAGCAGCGCGTAAAGCAGCAGATTATAATGCTAGTTTAATAGAACGTGATGCAAAGTTAAAAGAACAAGAAGGCGATCAGATTTATAAAGTTTATGAGCAATTTGATTTACCTAGATTTAACGATTCAGCAGAAGCAGCAACTGGTGCTGCAAGAGCTAGTACAGCGGCAAGAGGCGTTGATGTAGGTTCTGGTTCAGCTTACGAAATTGTATTAGAGAATGAAATTAACATGGAACGCGATAGAACCATGATGAAGTTTAATGCTCAAAACGCAAAAGATAGAAAATATAACGAGGCAACTAACGCAAGAGCAGAAGCTGCAATTCAAAGATACAAAGGTAAAGTAGCACAAACAGCAAGTTATTTTAATGCTGCTAGTAGTTTGCTTGGAAATTACAACTCTTGGCAAAAAGCAAAAGGATAATTCATGGCTATTAAAATATATCAATCACAAATAAGACCAACTGAACAAATCTCAGAAGTAGCTTCTACTCCTGGAATGAGAATTGACCAAGAGACAGCTCAAACAATTGGTAAATCAGTTAGCAGGTTTGGAGATACTGCATTTAATACTTATGTAGATATTGAAAAAAGAAAATCAGAAAACGAAGCTCTACAAGAGAGAGAAAAATATTTAGTAGGAGATAAAGAAAAAGGCGTTAAAGGATTAACTGAAATACGAGAAGAAGCTTCTTTGTATGCTGAGCCAACTGAAGCAAAAAAATTCTATAATGAGCAGTTTGAATTATTAAAAAATAGCGTTGGTGGAGATTATAAATATTCTTTTACAAAGGATAAATTAAATAACTATTTAGATAAACAAAAAATAGAAGATTTAAACCACGTTGGTATTCTTGCTACACGAAATTTTATTTCTAATACACAAGAGACAGAAAAAAAATATTTAGAAAATTTAAACAAGAAAGTTGTTTATGGAGAAACTCAAGAAGAGGTAGACATGGCTACTTCTACTTTTGAAGCTAGAGTTAATTCAGATGAATTTAAAAAAATATTTGGAAAAAATACTCAGAAGGTACTTGATGGTTATTATACTGATAGAGATTTTTATACTGCCAAAAGAATGGAAGATAAGGAATTTGGTTCTGGTTTAGAATTTGCAAAGAATAGTAAATATTTAGGAGTAGATAAATACGAGCAAATTAATGCTTATAACAAAACTCAGATGGCAATTGTTAAAGCTCAAAACGAGCAAACAGTTTCTACACTTGGTAATGAAGCAGACAATTATATTATACCCAATAGAGAAGCTTTAAAAAAAGCTGAGGAAACAGCAGTTAAAACTAAAGATGCTACTTTATTAACTAAGATAAATGAAATTAAAGATAAGACTGCTTTTCTTACTGAGTTTAAAAATAAACCTAGAGAAGATTTAAATAAATTTTTAGACGATGGTCAAAAGATTTTACAAGCACAACAAAGTGTTACTAAAGATGATAAAGGAAATATTATTTCTGTAGCACAAGGTGCAGACCCAGCCTTATATAAAAAAGTAAAATTTGCTCAAGATTATTTAAATAAATTAAATACTGATTTAGAAAAAGATTCTTTAACAACAGCTAATAAAATTGGTATTCATAATATCCCATCACTTAATACTCAAACATTTTTAGCAAATCCTGGCGATACAGAAAACCAAGCTATCTTTGCTGCACAAATTAGAAACAGAACTGCACAAGCTCAGTCGGTTGCTCAATGGTATGGAGTTAAACCTCAGTATTTTACACAACAAGAAAAAACAGCTTTAACTGATTGGTTAAATAATACTACAAATCCAATTTTAGTTAAAAATGTAACTGCAACTTTAGTTGCAGGTTTTGGAAATAAAGCTGATGAAGCATTTAAAGAAATATCTAAAGACAATAAAATCTTAGGTCATCTTGGTGGATTGCTTTTAGTTAGTAACAACGAAAAAGCTGCAGATGATCTTTTAAAAGGTAGAAAATTAATTAAAGATGGTCAAATAAAAGTATTTTCGGACGATGATGTTTCATTTCAATCGTGGAAAAGAAATAACAATAAAATATTTTATAACAATCCAGATACTTATAATAGTTCTTTAGAGGCTGCTAAAGCAATTTATATTTCAAGAAAATACGACAAAAGCAAAGACACAAGTGTTTTTAATTCTTCAGATTTTAAAGAAGCTTTTGAAGAAGCAATTGGAAGAAACGGCAAAAATGGCGGAGTAGATAATTCATTAGGGTCAGACAATCCTTTGGTTATTCCAGCCTGGATGAAGAACGGAGATTTTTCTAAAGTTGTAAACAAATTAAAATCAGACCCAGCTTTATTAAGCAAAGCTACAGGGGGAGATTTGCCAATTACCTCAGATATGAAACCTGCAAAATTATTTGAAAGCGGAACACCAACTTTTATTAACGTTGGTTATGGAAAATATATTGTTGCAAAAAATGGTCATCCTTCAAAAACTGGAAACCCAGGATATTTATTATCAAATAAATTTGATAGCGCAAAAGCAGGAAGTCAACAATATTTTGTTATAGATTTAAATAAAATTCAATCAGAAATTCTTGGGAGTAAATAATGTCGTTTTACCAGGACGAAGATCAATCATTAGCAACAGTTAATGATACATCAAAGTTAGCTCAAAGCGTTCCAGGAGCCGGAGAAGTTTTTAAAGCTGCATGGGTTGCCTCAGGCAAATCAATGTCAACAGCTTCTGAGTATTGGAATGAAACAGAGCAATATGGAAACATAAAAGAAATTGCAAAAAAATATAATTTTGATTTATTAAATCCTCATTTAATTGCTGAGCCTGTATCTTTAGATGAAACAAATTATAATGTGGATGAAAATAGTTTTCCAGGAACGCATACTAAAGAACAAAAGATTACAGAATTTCATAAACAATTAGATGAATATAAATTTCAAAACCCACAGTTTGCTGATGAGCTTAAACAAAAAGGATTAGACAGTAGAGAGTCATTATTAAATACTATTAAAGTTGACGCTCAACAATCTTGGAATAATGCAGAAGAGCTTTATCAAAAAACTAATAAATGGGGAGCTGTAGGTTATTATGGAGCGTTGGCTGCAAGGGTAACAGTTGGAGACCCTGTATTTGCACCATTGCTTCCTTTAACTGTAGTTGCACCATATTCAACAAGTAGTCTTTCATTTCTTCAGGCAGCTGCACGAGTTGCAAAAATTGAAGCCGTAATTGGTGCTACACAAAACGGCGCTCTTGAGGCAATGACAATAAAATATCAGCAAGAATTAGGATTAAAAGAACCTGGATTTGCAAACGCTGTAAAAGATGTTGCTTTTGCAACAGGTGTTGGTGCTGTTGCAGGGGGTACTTTGGGACCAGTAATTTACGGAGCTGGCGTTGGAATTACAAAAGGTATTACTAAAATTCCTAAAGCTTATGAAATTAGTAAAGAAGGATTAGATTATTTAGGAGCAAGATTACAAAGATTAGAGACTGGTAAGTTAGATGAAATTTATAGTTATGTAACAGACAAGTTTCCAAATTTTAAATCTTATGAAGCAGATACATTGTCAAATTCCGCAAGATTTAATGTTGATGACAATACTTTGGTTAATACTCCACAAGCAGTTCGTGAACATGAGTCAAGAACAACAGCTGCCTTAAATAGCGTTGTTAATGATGCTCCACTTAATATACCTGAAACAAGTGTTAATCCTGTATCGCCAGTAAAATTTCAAGAACAAGTATTTAGTCATTCAAGCGTTAAATTGTTAAAGCCAAACGAAATAGATTTTGATGCGAAAGCTTTTCAATACAAAGGAGAAGTAGATGCTTCAGGAGTATCATCAAAACTAAAAGACGTAAAAGACTGGAACGATTACGCTGCAGGAGCGTTAATGGTTTATCAAAATAAAGAAGGTAAATATTTTGTTATTGATGGACACCAAAGACTTGGATTATCTAAAAGATTAACCAGTCAAGGAAAAGACATTAATTTAGTTACTAAAGTTATAAGAGAAGCAGACGGCGTTACAAAAGAAGAAGCAATGTTTAGCGGAGTTGTTGCAAACATTATTAATGGAACAGGAACTTCTTTTGATGCAGCTAAAGTATTAAGAACATTTCCTCAATATAATATTGATACTTTAAAAGGAAGTTTCCCTATGGGACAAAGGATGGCAAAAAATACTGCCGGACTTGTAAAACTTTCTGATGATGCCTGGGGACTTTTTGTAAGTAAAAATGTTAATGAAGATTTAGCAGCAAGAGTTGGAGAAGCATTTACTAAAGAAGCTCAAGCTGGAGTTTTATCTGGTTTAAGAAATAGAAAATTTGCTACACTAGCAGAAATGGATAGTACCATTGCATCTATTAAGGGTATGCAATTAAGAGTTACAGAACAAACTGATTTATTTGGTACACAGTTTATTAAAGATTATGCAATTATTGAAAAGGCAAAATTAATACAATACGTTTCTCAAAACGCTAAAAGATTAAAATTAGGATTTGAAAGCGCAATAAAAAATGATAAAGAATTAACAGCGGCTGGTAATGTATTAGATCAATCGCAAAACTTAAAAGCAGCAATAGACAATGAAAAAATCACAGAATTTATTAACACAGTCGGAAATAGAGTTGGACAATACGCAGATGAACTCAACGCAGCAGCTCTCAAATTCAGAACCGATCAAGCAGGAGCAAGACTTGATGCAGTCAACGCAACAAGAGCAGCGCTTACAAGAGGGGATTTTGAAAGCACAAAAGTTAGCAGAGGAAATGACTTTGCTGAATTTAAAGATACGACACCTAGGTTACCTGAAAAACCAGCAGAAGTTATAGACCGCAAATTTGCAGACGTAGAAAATAATATAAAAGTTGTAACAGACGCTAATAAGAAATTAGACGATCAAATTTTTGGAGATGCTGGAACTGCTCTTGTTAAAACAGATGAAACTGTTAATGCTGTAGACAATGCTGCAATAGATGTAATAGAACGTAAAAAATTAGATTTAACACCAGAACAAAAAACAGTAGTTAATAAGATTGACGAAATTGTTAATGGTGGAAAAATAACTGACCAAGATGTTTTAGATATAAGAAATTCTGCCGAGGTTCAAAAGGCAATAAATGAACGAGCAGATTATTATAGTAAAAACCATACAGACGTTGCACCAAATTTTGTTAATGGAAAATTTACAGACGAATATTTAAATAATAAGACTTATACTTTTAACGGCAAAGAATATAAAGGCGTTGATAATATAGTTAATGCTATTTATGGAACAGGCTCAAAAAGTAAAGAGCGTATAGCAATTGTTATTACTGGTTTGCCTGCTTCAGGAAAATCAAGATTATCTTCTCAGTATAAACAAAAAATTAATGGAACAATTGTTGATACAGACTTCTATAGAGAAGTAATACCAGAATATAATAATGGTATAGGTTCAGCTGCAGTACATTCAGAAGCTAAAGTTATATTTAAAAAAATGTTTGTTAAAACATTATCAAATGGAGATAATGTAATATTACCAACACTTGGTAGAAATGAAACTCCATTTATTAATATTTTAGAATCTTTAAAAGAAGCTAATTATAAAACTGCAGTAATTAGATTAGATGCCGATTTAAATGTGGCTAAATTAAGAAATTTTAAAAGAACTTTTGAAACAGGAAGATTAGTTGAAGAAGATATTTTAACTCAACAAGTTGACAACAACATTAAGAATAATTATATTAAGGTTACAAATGAACAAGCAAATGCCAAAGCAGAAGTTACAACCTCAAACGATCAAACAAACTTTATCTCAGGTTCCGAACAAGACGTTATCAAAAGCCTTACAAGAGACGGACAAATACGAGGAAATGTTGATGAAGGAAGCGTTACAAGAAATCAAACAGCTGAAGCTGAAAAAGCAATAGATCAAGCTCAAGAATTACCTACTCCAGAAAATATTGTTAAGATAACGGACAAAGAAGAAGTTATATCTTTTTCTCCAGATGGAAAAGAAGTGAGAGTTAAAGATTTATTACAAGATGAATTTGACGACGTTAAATTTATTGAAACCCTTAAAAATTGTATATGACAAAAGGTAACTACACAGAGTGTTTATCTACTGCTTTAGATGATAAATTAATTACTCAAAAGCAACATGATGAACAGATTGATCTTTTTGAAAATTTAAAAAGACAGTTTATGGATTCTGGTTTAAATGAAACAGAAGCCTCTATTAAAGCAAAAGTTAAAGCCTTTGATGACTTTACAAAAGAAGCTGCATTTAAAAAATATTATAACAGACTTGTTATAGTTGCTAAGAAACAAGCTGAATTTGATTTAAAAACTTATAGAAATTTAAATGGCGAAGCAGATTATGGAACTGCTTTAAATGCTATGCTTAACTCTTTAGAAGCTAATGCTAAAGGAATTAAAAGTGTAGATGGTTTAGTTAAATATGAAGTTGGTTTAGCACAACGTTATTTAGAAGATTTATTATTAAGTCAAAAATATAAACCAGGTGGTTTTTTAACTGCTGAGCAAAAAGCAACTAATAATGATATTATTAGAGCTGTTATAGATGGTTATAGTAGTAATAAAAATGCTACTCAAATTGGCGAGGCAATCTCAAAAGTTTTTGAATTACAAAGAACTAGATTTAATTCTAAAGGTGGAAGAATAGGAGTTATTGAAAATTACTTTCCGCAAATTCATGATGCAATGAAAGTCATGAAAGTAAGCTCTGATGAATGGGTAGAGAAGATTATTCCAAAATTAAATCTTCAAAAAATGATTAATAATAAAACAGGTTTTGCATTTACTGATGCAACAATAAGACCATTATTAAAAGAAGTTTACGATAGCATCACACAAAAGGGGTGGAACAAATTAACTCCAGGAGAAAAGTTTGGCAGAAGAACAGCTGCTAATACAAGAGGAGATCACAGAACATTAATTTTTAAAAATGCTGATGCTTGGCTTAGTTACGCTGATGAGTTTGGCGATACAAATGCTTTAACAACTGTAATGGACCACGTTCACTCTATGGCAACAGACATTGCTATGTTTGACAGATTTGGACCAAACCCAGAAAATATGTTTGCGTATTTAAAACAAGTTGTAATGAAACAAGCTCAATTAGATCAGTCTAATAAAGTAAATGGAAACTTTGTAAGAAAACAAAGATTTAATTTTTTAGAACAAGAGAGAGCAACTAGACTTATTGATAGAGCTGAAAACATGGTTAATTATTATTCAGGAGAGCTGAACAAACCAGCTAACGTTGTTGTTGCAAGAACAATGGCTTCTATTAGAAACTATTTACAAGCGGCTCAGTTAGGAGCTGCATCATTATTAACTCCAGGAGACTTTAATACACAAAGAATTACAAATGCTTTTAATGGTCTGCCAGTTACAAAGTCTTTGGTTACTTCTTTAGATTTAATTCGTAAAGGAATTATAGGGGATGAAACTGGAGCAAGAAGAGCAATTCGTTTAGGTTTATTAGCTGAAGGAATGATTGGTTTAAATCACAAACAAACAAGATTTATGCTTGAAGTGCAGGGGATGGAAGCAAGCAAAAGAGTAGCTGATGGAGTTTTAAGAGTTACAGGTCTTTCTCATATAACTCAATCTGGTCAATGGGGATTTGGAATGGAATTTATGGGACACTTAGCTGATGTCTCAAAAAAAGAATTTTCTAAATTACATCCTAAATTACAAGAAGCATTTACTAGATATGGAATTTCTAAAGGAGACTGGGATGTTATTAGAAGTACAAAATTATATGATGCTGGTATTGATGAGCCAAAAGTTGCTGGTCAAGGTATAACATTTTTAAGACCAGATGATATTAGAGTAAGAACAGATATTCAAAATCAATATGCAGAAAGTTTATCTTATAAACTTTTAAATATGATTAACACAGAATCTATTTCTGCTGTTCCAACTCAAACAGCTCAGGGTACAGCTTTAATTCAAAAGTATGGAAAGCCTGGAACTTTTGTTGGAGAATTAGTTTTATCTGGTGCAATGTATAAACAATTTCCACTTACAATATTTTTAACTCATATTCAAAAAGGTATGCAGCAAACAGGCTTTAATAGAATTGCTTATTTGTCTGATTTTTTTATTTCAACAACTTTACTTGGTGCTTTTGCAAATGAGGTTAGAGATATAGCTAAAGGTAGAAAAGGCAGTTCTTTAGAATATATTTCAGAAAATCCTTTAGAGTTTTGGGGTAGAGCTGCAGCAACAGGTGGTGGTTTTACATTGTTTGGAGATTTTATAGCAGCAGATGCTAATAGATATGGTGGCGGTTTTGCTCAAACACTTGCTGGACCAGTAGTTGGTTTAACTCAAGATGTTTATAATATTCCTAAAGAAAACATTAAAAGACTTATTAATGATAAAGAAACTAACTTTGGTGGAGATATAATAGACTTTTTAAGAAGATACACGCCAGGTGGAAATATTTTTTATTTAAAGAATATCTATGAAAGAGGCATATTAGATAATCTTGCTAAATGGTTTGATAATAAAATAGATCAAAAAAACTCTGATTTAATCAAAAGATACCAAAAAAGAGGTCAAGAATATTGGTGGGAACCAGGGGAAACTCTACCAAGATTTTAATTAATTTTATACTTGCCAATGTTGACAATATTTGGCAAAGCAAAGTTTATACTGAGCATAATAACGCCAGTTAATTTGCAATAAAATTTTTCCCTAAAAATTTAACTAACAGAATTACTAAATGACAATATCTACAACTATTGTAAAAAATTCCTATGCAGGAAATGGAGCTACAACAGTATTTAATTATAACTTTAAAATATTATCTAGTTCAGATTTAAAAGTTATTATTCGTTCTTCTACAGGAACAGAGACTACAAAAACTTTAAATACTCATTATACATTAACTGGAGTTGGTTCAGCTGGCGGTGGAAGTATAACTTTTACTGCTGGAAATATTCCAACGTCTGGACAAACTATAGTTTTAATTAGAGACACAACTCAAACACAAAGTATTGATTATGTTGCTAATGACCCATTCCCAGCTGAAACGCACGAAGAAGGTTTAGACAAAGGAATTATTTTAGCACAAGAACTTCAAGAAGAAGTTGATCGTTGTATAAAACTTTCAAGAACTAATGCGATGACTTCAACTGAATTTACAGTTGGATCTGCAGATCGTGCAAATAAAATTCTAGCCTTTGATGCTAACGGAGAGATTGCTGTTACTCAAGAACTTGGTACCTATAGAGGTAATTGGTTAACTGCAACTTCTTATGCTGGTAGAGATTTAGTAAAAGATACTTCTAATAATAATATTTATTATGTTAACACAGCGCATACTTCTTCTGGCGCGCAGCCGTTAAGTTCAAATGCAAACACAGCTTATTATACTTTAATTGTTGATGCTGCATCAGCAGCTAGTTCGGCAACAGCAAGTGCTACAAGCGCTGCGGCTGCTTTAGCTTCTCAAAATGCAGCAAGCTCTTCAGCCTCAGCTGCAAGTTCTAGTGCATCAGCAGCAAGCTCAAGTGCATCAGCTGCAAGTTCGTCAGCCTCAGCTGCTTCAAGTTCGGCTGCAAGTGCTGCAACTTCTTACGATGATTTTGACGACAGGTATTTAGGTTCTAAATCTTCAGCTCCAACATTAGATAATGACGGCAACGCATTAATTAATGGTGCTTTATATTGGAACTCAGTATCTGCACAAATGTTTGTTAGAGATAGTGGAGCTTGGGTTGCTATTAAACCGACAACAGTTGAACAAGGTAATATTACTACAGTTGCTGGTATATCTGCAAATGTTACTACAGTTGCTGGAATATCTGCCAATGTTACAAGCGTTGCAGGAAATTCTACAAATATAAATTCAGTAGCTGGAAATTCTGCAAATATAAATACTGTAGCTACAAACAATGCAAACATAAATACAGTAGCAGGTGCTAACGCAAACATTACAACAGTTGCAGGAATATCAGGTGCAATAAGTACAGTTGCTTCTAATGCAGGTAACATTTCAACGGTTGCTACAGATATTGCAAAAGTAATTACTGCCGCTAATGATTTAAACGAAGCCACTTCAGAAATTGAAGTTGTAGCAAATGCTATAGCTAATGTTGATACAGTTGGTGGTGCTATTGCAAATGTAAATTTAGTTGGTGGTTCTATAGCCAACGTAAATACAGTTGCTTCTAATATTGGTACAGTAAATGATTTTGGAAACAGATACAGAGTAAGTGCAACAGCTCCTACTACAAGTTTAGATTTAGGAGATTTATATTTCGACACTACTTCAAACACAATGAAGGTGTATTCTAGTGGTGGATTTATAAATGCAGGTTCTTCAGTTAATGGTACAGCAAATAGATTTCGTTATACTGCAACAGCAAGTCAGACTACATTTACAGGTGCAGATGCTAACGGAAATACATTAGCTTACGATGCAGGATTTTTAGATGTTTATTTAAACGGAATTAAATTAGTTAATGGTTCAGACTTTACAGCATCTTCTGGTACATCAATAGTTTTAGCAATAGGAGCTTCTGCTTCTGATATTTTAGAAGTTATAGCTTTTGGAACTTTCCAATTAGCAAACTTTAGTATTACCGATGCCAATGACGTTCCGCCTTTAGGTACTGCTGGACAAGCATTAAGAGTTAATTCTGGTGCAACTGCATTAGAATATGGTTCAAATTCAATTACAATAAATGGAAGTGCAGTACCTTTGGGTGGAAGTGTAACATTATTACAAAGTTTAACTTATTCTTCAGGTACAGCAACAGGAGATGGAAGTACTTTAGTTTTTTCAATTACGTCAGGAAGAACAGTTGAAGACGTATTAGTATTCGTAAACGGATTTCAATTAACTCCAACTACAGATTATTTAATTTCAGGAACTACATTAACTTTTACAACAGCTCCAGCTTCTTCAGCAGAAATATCAATAAGATATTTAGCAATAGCAGGTTCTTATTCTCATGCTAATTTTACAGGTAATGGTTCAGCTACAACAATTACAATTAGCTCAAGCAGAACTGTTGATGACGTAATAGTAGTTGTTAATGGATTAACTTTAGTACCAACAATAGATTACACAATTAGTGGAACAACACTTACATTTACGACTGCACCAGCAAATTTAGCAGAGATTACTGTAAGATACTTGAGGTTATCATAATGGGAGCTATAGCTAGAGCCGCAGCAAACAATATTACAACAAGTGGAGTATTCACTTCATCTGCTATTGCCAATTCTTCTGTTACTGGGATAACTGTACTTGCAAATGCTTCAGATGGAATTACACTTATATCTTCTCAAACTGCTTCTAACTCAGCTTCAATTAGTTTTACTTCTGGATTAACCTCAACTTATAAAGCATATAAATTTGTGTTTAGTTCAATTCATGCAAGAACAGACATTCAATCATTTCAGTTTAATTTTAGTACAGATAGTGGTTCAAACTATAATGTTACAAAAACATCAACTATGTTTAGAGCATACCATAATGAATCTGGTTCAGCATCTGCTTTAGAATATCAAGGTACTTTTGATTTAGCACAATCAACAAATTTTGCAACATTATCAGAAGATAATGGAAATGGTGCTGATGAAAGTGCTTCAGGAACATTAACTATTTTTAATCCTAGTTCAACTACTTATGTAAAACATTGGATTTCTGATTTTAATGTATATCATAATTCAGATTATACTATAAGAAATTGTGGTGCAGGTTATGGCAATACAACTAGTGCAGTAAACGCAATTAGATTTCAAATGTCATCAGGCAATTTTGACGGAACAATTTACTTATACGGAATTAAATAATGGGTAGCATTACAAGAGGATTATCAAACAACATTACAACTGGTGGAGTTATACTTCCTGCTGGAATTACAAATTCTTCTGTAAGTGCTGTAACTTCTTTTGCTAATGCTAGTGGTGGAACATTAATACTATTATCTACACAGACAGCTTCTAATAGTGCTACAATATCTTTTACATCAGGATTGGATTCTACTTATGATGAATATATATTTAAGTTTATAGATATCCACCCAAGAACAGACAATGTTGATTTTCAATTTAATTTTTCAACAGATGGTGGTAGTAATTATAACGTAACTAAAACAAGCACTTTTTTTAATGCCTATCATGACGAAGCAGATACTGCTACATCATTGGGTTATAGAGATGGAACTGACTTAGCACAATCTACGGCATATCAAGGATTAGGAGATGCTGGTTTAGGAAATGGTGCTGACGAAAGTGGTGCAGGATATTTAAAATTATTTAATCCATCATCAACAACTTATGTAAAACATTGGCTAACTAATTTCAATCTTTACTATCAAGCAAATTATTCTATTCAAGGTTTTTCAGCAGGTTATGGAAATACTACAAGTGCTATAAATGCAATACAGTTTAAGGTTACTTCTGGTAATTTTGATGGTGTTATTAAATTATACGGATTAAAAAAATCATAGGATAAATTATGGGTACAATAACAAGAAGTTTTGCAAACAACATAACTACAAGTGGTGTTCTATTACCAGCTTCATTGACTAACAATTCTATTGCCAATGTAACTGCTTACAATGCTGCGATTGCTACTGGTAGTATGAAATTAATAAGTTCACAGACAGCTTCTGCTTCTGCATCAATCAGTTTTACAACAGGAATAGATAGTACATACAAAGAATATCAATTTTATTTTATAAATATTCACCCAGCTTCTAATGCAGTTGATTTCACTTTTAATTTAAGTACAAATGGTGGTTCAACTTATGCAGTAACAAAAACGACTACTTCTTTTAGAGCATATCATCAAGAATCAGGAGCTAGTGCTGGTGTAACGTATGTTGCTGAAGATGATTTAGCACAATCTACTGCTTTTCAATTATTAAGTGGTGGAGACGGTGGTTCTTATATGGACACAACAAGTGATGAGCATTTATCTGGTTCACTTATATTATTTAATCCTAGTTCAACAACTTATGTGAAACATTTTATAGCTACAACAGAATATCCTGCGTCTGCTCCCCCAGAAATATATCCAACCAATACTTTTATTGCAGGATATGGAAATACAACAAGTGCTATAAATGCAATACAATTTAAAATGAGTTCTGGTAATATAGATGATGGAACAATACTTATGTATGGTATTGTTTAAAATGTTAGGTATTTTAAACAACACAAGCTACACTATCGTTTCGCAGGAATCGTATAACTTGACTAATTCAATTAACAATAATTTTTAACCAACAATACAAATAAGGAGTAAAAATATGAGTGAACACAAACTCGTAGATGGAAAAGTAATACCTTTAACTTCAGATGAATTAGCTCAAAGAGCTATTGATGAAGCTAATTGGAACGCAGGAGCTTTTGACAGAGCTATTGCAACTTTAAGAGCAAGAAGAAATGCTTTGCTATCTGCTACAGATTTTTATGCTTTATCTGATAATACACTAACAACTGCTATGTCTGATTACAGACAAGAGCTTAGAGATATTACAAATAATATTTCTAACGTAGAGCAGGTTAATGAAGTTGTATTTCCAGTTAAGCCATAAGACCAAACAATAAAACAATTAATATTAATAATAAGGAGAAGTCATAAATGACTAAAGCACGAGATATATCCAGTCTAATAGGAGCAGGTGGCATTATAGATAATTCTAAAATTACTTTAGATGCCGCCGAAGTACCTTCTTTAGATACAGCTAAAATTACTACAGGTACTTTTTCGTCTGCTAGAATAGACAATAATAGTTTATCTGCAATTACGACTTTACCTTCAGGTGTTGGTGGAACAGCTTGGCAATCAGTTCAGACTTCTGGTTTTACTGCTGTTGCTGGTAGAGGTTATCCTTGCAACACAACTTCATCTACATTTACAGTAACACTTCCTGCTTCTCCAAGTGCTGGAGATACAATTCAAATAGTAGATTACGCAGGAACTTTTGACACTAATGCAATTACAATAAATCCTAATTCAAATAAAATAGAAGGTGGCACAGGTAATTTACAATTAACTGGTGAAAGAGAAGGAACAAGTTTAGTTTATATAGATGCAACACAAGGTTGGTTAGCAAGTTCAGGAATTAATGAAGGAACAGATGCTTTATCACCAACACCTTATTCAGTAGATTTTTTAGTAGTAGCTGGAGGTGGTGCAGGAGGTGGTTGGGTTGGAGGAGGTGGAGGAGCAGGTGGTTTTAGAACATCAACTCAAACAGTATCACCAAGTACAGTAATTACAGTAACTGTTGGAGATGGTGGAGCTAGTGAATTTAAAGGAGGTGGACCACCTAATTCTTTTGGTCAAAATGGTAATAATTCTTCAATATCAGGTTCAGGATTAACAACAATAACTTCTGCAGGAGGTGGTGGAGGAGGAGGTTTTCCATCACCATCTAATTCTGTTTCAGATGGAAGAAATGGTGGTTCTGGCGGAGGTGGTGGAAATGGAGTTGGAGTTTATAATGGTGTTGGTGGAACAGGTAACACTCCAAGTACATCTCCATCTCAAGGAAATAATGGAGGTGGTGCAGGTTCTTCAGGAGATTATCAAGGTGGTGGAGGTGGAGGAGCAGGTGCTGTTGGTGCAAATGGTACTACTTCTGTTGGTGGTAATGGTGGAATAGGAGCAACTTCATCTATAACTGGTTCTTCAGTTTATTATGCAGGAGGTGGTGGTGGTCATGGTGTTAATGGTCAAGGAACAGGCGGAACTGGTGGTGGAGGTGTTGGTGGTGCAGGAGGTAGTGCAAATGGTGGTAACGCAACAGTAAATACTGGAGGTGGAGGAGGAGGAGCTAGAGATAATTCTTCAACAGGTGCTGGTGGTAAAGGAGTTGTTATATTAAGTGTACCAACTGCAAGTTATTCAGGAACTACAACTGGTTCGCCAACAGTTACAACAAAAAGTGCAGGAGCATTTACAGTTTTAACATTTACAGGTTCAGGAACATATACAGCATAGGATAAATTATGGCATCATTCGCAAAAATAGGATTAAATTCAAAAGTAATAGAAGTTCTTTCAGTAGTTAATGAAGTATTACATGACAGTAACGGAGTAGAACAAGAAGCTATTGGTATTGATTTTTTAACTAAACTTACAGGTTATCCTGTATGGAAACAAACATCTTATAATACTCATGGTGGAGTTCATTCATCTGGTGGAACACCTTTAAGAAAAAATCATGCAGGAATAGGTTATACTTATGATGAAACAAGAGATGCTTTCATTCCACATAAACCTTTTAACTCTTGGATATTAAACGAAGATACTTGTCGTTGGGAAGCACCAATTGCTAAACCAGAAGATGACAATATGTATTCTTGGAACGAACAAACTTTATCTTGGGATTTAGTAGAAGAAATCTAATCTCAAAAAGACCATAAGTCTTTTCTTAACAACTAACAAAAAAATAACATGACAACACTAACTATGCTTATAGTTTTTATAATCGGAGCTTGGCTTGGGTGGAGATATGAAAATCTAATTAATGATTTTGTAGAACACTTTAAAGGATTAAATAATAAAAAAGATTACTAAACAAACAACAAGGAAACATTATGTTTAAATTTGAACTACCATCATACGAAGAGATTAAAAAAAATACAGAACAATACTCAAAAGATTGTCAGAAGTTTTGGTCAGATTTTTTTGAAGATATGGAAAAAACTTTGAAAGATTTTTATAATGGCAAAAAGAAATAAAAAATCTGTTAGATCAACTGTATCTTTAAATTCAATAGATCATAAAATCTGCGAACTGCATAAATTAATTAAAGAAAATTCAACAGACATTCAATCAATTAAACAAGAGATCGCTTACGGAAAAGGGGGAGTGAAAGTATTGGTATTTATTATTGGTATCGTTACTACACTTGCTGCTGCCTGGAATATCTTTGGTAAATCAGACTGAAAAGAAAAACTAACGTTAAAGGATTATACTGCGAACAAGTTGCGCAGCAATATTTTTTACAACAAGAACACTTAGTTGTTTTTGCTCCTGTTGGTGGGATTGGTCCCGTAGACTTTGTAACGCTTAATCTAAACACAGGCGTCTACCAGCCTTATGACGTCAAATCTTTTAACGAGAGAAAAAGAAAATTTAGAGTAACAGCAGACAAGCTTGGTACTCTTAAATCTCCCATACTTAATACAAAAATTTATAGACCGGTAACTAAACTGCAAAAGAAACTTAAGGTTAAATTAATATATGTGGACGCAAGAGATAATAGACAGGATTAAAAAGCACGAAGGTTTTAGAGCTAAAATTTATAAAGATCATTTAGGAAATCCAACTATTGGTTATGGTCATTTATTAACTGAAGATGATGATTTTGTTGAAGGAGTTATTTACGATAAAGAAATTTTAGAAGAACTATTTAATAAAGATTTTGAACAGGCGTACATGGGAGCCGAGTATCTTCTTACTGGTATTCCTATTTCTAATACAGCTAAAGGAATTGTAATTGAAATGGTTTACCAACTAGGAGTAGGTAACGTATCTAAATTTAAATTAATGTTAGCTGCATTAAAAATTCCAGATTATCAGGAAGCAGCAAAACAAATATCTAATTCTTTATTTGCAAGACAAACTCCAAATCGTTGCAATGAATTAGCAAACATAATGAGGAGCTGTAAATAATATGTGGTGGAATTTAATACCAACTGTTTTTAAAACTGGCGCTGAGATTTATAAGAATCATAAACAATCTGAGTTATTAGAGTCTCAAGCTGAAAAAAGACATTATGAACGAATGGCTGCAGGGGAGATTGAATATCAAAGAGATGTAGCAGATCAACAAGACAAGTCATGGAAAGATGAATTTGTTTTAATTGTGGTTTGTATTCCAATTCTTGTTTTATCTTACGCAATTATTAGCGATGATATTAATATTAAAACTAAACTAGATTTATTCTTTGATTACTTTGGTAGATTTCCGACATGGTATCAATTTTTGATTGTCGGTATATTTTCGGCAATTTATGGACTTAAACCTTCTATTGACGCATTTACTAATTCTAAAAAGTAATGGCTAAAAAATTTCAACATGACAAGCTTACTAAAAAAACAAAAAAGAAAAGACCAGGTAGGCACAGCAAAAGACCAAATAAACGTAATTCAAAAAAAAGCTACAAGGGTCAAGGAAGATAACCTAACAGTTGCATTTCCAAACAAAGATATGTTTAAGGATGTTTAATAAATGTATCTATTATTCTCCAACTATTAATTGTTTTTTATTAGAAAGATGTAAGTGCAAATTAAAAAACTCGGTGCCAACAAACCAAACTGAATTAAAAAAACACACAGCTTTACACACAGCTAACACAAAAAATGCCGTACTTCCTAGTTAGAAGTGGCTCCCCGAGCAGGACTCGAATCTATTAGCAAAACGCTTTTTAGTTTTATTTACCAACACTAATAAGTTTATTTTACAATTTTAGGTAGACAATTTGGTTAAGATAAAACCATTGGTATATTTAAATTCATAAAATTTTTTAAAAATAAACACACAGTTCACACACAGATTTTAATTTTTTCACACACAAGCACTAAAACTTATTCTTAATTTTATAATTTTCTTTTTTATTCCACTCATAAAAACTTTCAGTTGTATCTTGATGAGCAATCTCTCTGCATGCTTTAAAGTATTTGTCGTAGCAACCACCTTCATAATGACAAAAGTTTTTTCTCTCTGCATTAATTACCCAACCACCTTCATTGGATAGATGTTCCTTCCCACACCAATGGCACTTGCCACAACCAAACACTTTTGCTTTTGACTTACTCAATTTTAGATTTGAGCTTTAATATTATTTATAACTTGTACCGATGAAGTTACTTCCATTGGAAAGTAAAATCGTTCTACAGGTACATTGAATATGTCTGAAAGTTTTTTTAACTTTAAACACGATAAAGTATTTCTAGCCTTTTCGTATTTCTGTATTTGTTGGAAGGTGCAGTCTAATTTTTCAGCTAACTCTACTTGTGTTAAGCCGCTTTTTTTTCTTATTAGCTTTAAGTTTTCTCCTATTATATTTCTTATCTTTATCTCATCTTGAGATAGTCTTGTCATTTTTAGCATTATCATTTCCTTTTATGATTAATGCGATTTCTTTTTTTTCAAATTCAAAAATATTTTCTACGTTTGCAGCTTGGTTCTTATTAGATACGCTGCGCATGTAGTGTTTAATAAATACAGGTATTGTTTCCCATCCATAACGTTTACAAAATTCCTTCTCATCAAACTTACCGCTGTTCCAAACAAGTGAACTAGATAGTTTTCTAAACGGAGACAATCCACCTTCCCATTTAATGCTAGCTCGTTTTGCCGTTGCTTGTATATGATCGTTAGGAGAAGTCTTTGCAGCTTTAAATAATCTTGTGTACTTTCCTTCGCACTCTCTTTTTGGATTAATATTAATTAACTTCCAGGCTTTAATTAATTTAAATATCTCAGGAGTTAATTGTATTTGTCTTTGACCAGCTGAAGTTTTTGTTCTGTTTTCTAAAAAGATATTATGGTTATTAACTGAATGAGTAATGTTCCATATATTATGTTTATAATCAAAATCTTCAAAACAAGCAGCCATAATTTCTTCTGCTCTAGCTCCACTCTCATAAGCTAATTGATACATTAACTTATACTCATTAGACTTTTCGTTAATGATTAATTTAAATACATCTTCTTTAGTTATATAAAATTCTTTTTTTGTTATTGCTGTTTGGTTATTATTTCTTACACCTTTTCTTATTTCATAATCTAAGATTTCTTTAAGGTTACCAATGTTATATTTTCTATCGCGCCAAAACTTTATTGCTCTTTTAAATGTAGCGATTGTATCTTTGTATGCTTTAAAGCTTATTGTTTGACCCTTCTTATTAGAGGCTCTGGACTGGCTAACGTTTAACTTTGGAATATAAACCTCGTTAAAATCAGATATTAAATACTCATCTAAATAAGTTTTATTTATGTAAGGTTTAATATGATAACTTAATAATGATTTGTAACCTTTGGCTGTAAAGTCTGTAATAATATTAGCTTGAACTTCACTATCTAAATTGTTCAGATAATCATTAAAGGCTTGATTAAAAGTAATTCTTTGGTTTGCTCCACCTTTAACAACTTCATCTACAAGTAATTGTTTTTTTAAAGCATTAGCTAAAGACTTTTGGCTAAAAGGAAATGTACCTTTTGTAATTCTTTGACCGGTATTTGTTACTTGGTAAACTTTCCATTTATCAGAATTTTTTACAACCCAAATCGGCATATAAGCAGACTAATGATTGTTTACCATTTTGTCAACTAAATATCTTTTTAGTCTATCTTAGCTAATTCTAGGTTTTCGCCTTTGATTTTTGATCTAACTAATTTTAGAGTCTTTTCTTTAACTCTAATTTCAGAGTTACTTGGCGGCATTTGTAGATTAATTAAGTAGTTTAAATCATCAGATTTAACTGAGGCTACAAAGGTACACTCCATCCTAAACTCTTTGATAAAGACCGGCTTATTCATCTTCTATAATCGTTTGAAGTGGTATTGATTTAGTCTTTATTTCTCTTGGTATATAATCTTCTAATTCAATTTGATTGTTCTTAATTCTATTAGCTGCTTCAATTAGGTATCTAAGTAAATCAATGTTTTCTTCTATTGCTTCCTCAATGAATTGAAGAGGGGTCTTTTTAAGATCGCGCATTTTAATACCAAATCTATCCATTCCTTGTTGGTCTCTAACAAGTATTCTGCTTATTAATTCCTGTGTATTTGGGTCATCACTAAGGCTCATTTTAATACCTTTAAACTTCTAGCGGTACCTGGGATGCTAATAACCCATTTACGCTGCTCTAATTGCTTTATAAACTTATGGATATGGCTTCTAGCCTTGCAGTTATTTGCCACCGCTATTTCTGCATACGATGGCGAATAACCATGCTTCCTAATATAAGACTTAATAAACTTAAATATTTCCAATTGTCGTTTAGTTAAGCCGTATTCCATATTATCTTCTCATAAAAGCATCTGCTCCGCTGAATACCTTTTTAGGTCCAGCAGACGAGTTAGCCGCTTTCATTTCATTTTTTTTAACTGTTATACCAATGCTGCCATCCTCTTGGATGTAAGCATAAGCATCACACCACACACCATTAACAGTAAAGTTTTTCTTCCATTCTTTACCGCCAGGTGCATCAGCGTTCATAGGTAATACAAAGTCTGGGTGCTTATCTTCAGTCTTTTTAGAATTTTTAACTAAAGAAAATTTACACACAAAGTTTGGGTCTTGCTTGTATTGTTTGTCAGCCATTCAAGTTTACTCCTTTATCAAGTTGACGTTGTTTGTTTTGAATTACAGTCGCAATTTCCTGCGCTGTTTTTTTATCTTGCTTCGCCAAGCCTTCTAAATAATCTTTATATTCAGATAAGACATTGTTGAAGTTCCCAATATGGCTAGCTGAATTAAGTTTCTGTTTTAAAACTTCAACTTCATCCAGGCTAACACCACTATTAGAAAACGTTTGCTGCTCGTGCATTTCTTCTTGTGAAAAATAATCTCCATGTAAATTTAAAATCTTTAAGACAGCTCTATCTACAGCTCTCTTTTCAGCAACAGCTACAAAGAAGGGGAAGTCATTATTAACCGGATGACTTTCGCCAGTCGTTGTAATTGTTAATCCATCTTTTTTAGCTACAGCTTTAATGATGCAAGATTTTTCTTTTAAATCTGCTGCCATAACTACTACATCAATACTTACATTAAACATTGCAGCTAAACGCTCAACGCTTTTATGAAGTAAAACATTAATAGTTTTCTTTTTGCCGTTAATAATATTTTCTCTTATATATCCGCCGCCATCTTGTAATAAATTTAAGGCTGCTTGTTCTGGGGTTTGTTTTAATCCAATTACATTTTTCATAGTTTAATTTGAGTTAGTTAAGGAAGGTAGATTTGTTAAGGTAGAAATCGCGTTAAACCTTACTGCGTCATTACTGATTGCAGCTACCTTCCTATTCTTAAAATATCCTGTATCAACAAGGGTAAGGGAGATAAGTAGTAATATTAAACCTAATAGAACTACATAATGAGCCAGGTTTATTTTAGGAATTTTGTTACGAGAGAATTTATATCTCTTCTCTAAAATTGCATGTTGTATTGGTGGTATTCTATCGCACATTTTAATTATAAATTTTTTAGCCATAATTCTTTTGCTGCAGTTTTATGTTCCTCTGCTATAGACCAGTAAAATGGATGCTCCATGTTCAAAGAAATATCTTGTGTCCAGGTATGCTTGCCGTCGTGTCTTGCCATTAATCGTTCGCGTCTTATTGCAATCAATCTCATCTTATCTTCAAAGACTTCTCTATAATGAGGTCTCATTTGTTCGCAGTTATCTTCATTAAATATTTTGTAACCATCTTCTTGAACGATAACTAAGTTCATTCTTTTGCCAGTTGCTATATGGTAAAACCAACATTGTAATAAATGTTCTTGAGTAGCTGTTTCGCTTATTTTGTAGATTGAATGAGAGTAAGAACCATCTTCTCTTGGCTTTCCTGTTCTTCTTCTCCATTTGGTTTTTAATTCTATAAAAGCATCTTTAGATTCAAAATCTATTCTGCCAATCGTTGGAAGTTCGCAGCCTTTTAAAATAGTATGAACTGTACGCTCACAAGAAATCTCTCCTTTAAGATTAACTTCTTTAAATGCTTTAACTAAGTTTTCAAAAGTTTGAGCAAATCCTTTTTTATTCCAATCAAACTGCTGAGCATCTTTTTCATTCGTTGGTTTATAGTCTGTTGAATATTTAACGAACTCAGATTGTAAATGTTTTTTAATATATAATTTATCGTTCTTGCTTTCCTGAATAGTATTTTTATTTTGCGCATCATAAATATGATCTGCAAAAACATTTTGCGCTACGTTACCAATAGCAACTCCAGCCATCATCTTGCTGTTTATTTCAAATTCTCTTCTTTGTTTTTGTGTTAAAAATAAATATTCAAAACTCCAGCGATCATCTGGTTTATTAAATTGTGAAGGGGAATGATGATTAAAATTATAAGCGTAAACCCATGAAGGAACTTTTTTAATAGAGTTTAAAATATCATCTATTAAATTTAACTCTTGAGAATTTTTTAAATTCTTTTCTTGCTGCATAGCACTAAAAACAAATCACTAATGTTTATAGTACAAATCAGTAACGAAAGTTGACAATTACGTCAACTATATTATTTGTGATTTAAATAGGTTCCATCAAACATACAACTAATAGGTTCGCAGTATGTCATATCTTTTACATTTAATTTAATATTATCAAATTGTGGAAATGATTTTAAAACCCATGGCTGTAATATTTTAAAGTCTCCATTTGGATATACAAAAGGAATACCTAAAATTTTTATTTTAATTTTTTTATTGTTAATTGTCATTTTACAAATTTTATTAAATCCCATTGAACTAACTCTAGGAATTGAAACCTCATGAGGCGTATTGTGTTTACCATCCCAAATTAATATAAAATTATGAAAAGCAATAGAAGGGTCATTTACTTGTATGGTCTTAATATCTTTTCTCCAAAATTCTCGTGGTATATAAACTTGTCTTTTTTCTTTTCTTATATCATTCAAAACAAAGTTTTTATCTGTTGTATAAAAAACTATAGATTTTCTTTTTTCATATAATAAATCTAAAGCATCAATTCCTAAATAGTCAGAAACTTTTTCAGCATCATCTACTGATATTTCTCTAATATTATTTACCCATCTGTTAACAGTAACTTTATCTTTATCAATACCGCGAGCAAGTTCAGCCTGGCTGATACCTTCTTTTTCTAAAAACTGTTTTAATATACCTTTAGCCATATCGTCATTTGTTATTACTTTTAAATCAACTACGTTAGTCGATTCGTCTATATCTTTTTTTATTATCATAATTATATTAGATGCCAAATTGACAACATTGTCAACTAACATAAACTTTTAAGAAATAATTGCTAATTAAAAGTAAGTACAAATTTTGTACTTAATCTATGCCAAATAGGCAACGAATTCCGCGTAAAATTAACATTAAGCACAACCAATTGACGTAGACAAATACTATTGATTTGTAGACGAATTTGTCTATTTAGGTTTTTATGAACCTTGAGAACTTCCGAAAAAAGCAAAAATTCACTTACAAAGGTTTAGCTAAATTTTTAGAGATTGAAGGAGTGTCAATAGCAACGACTGCTCTA